TAACACCAACGAGTCGTCACGAGTCCATACAAACTTTCGATGAAGTTCCCAGAAGTCGATGATGTCTCCGACAAGGTAAAGGTTGTCGCATGTGTGGTTCTCTAGAAAATCATTCACCAAGTCTGATCGGCTCACTTTGTATCCCAAATGTAAGTCGCTGATGAAGATCGACTTGTAGTGCTTCATCGATAATCCTTGTATTCCGTAAAGACTTTCTTGTTGAACAGAGCAACCGCAAAGTAGCTCGTGATATACAGATACATGGTTTTGAATAGCCCCTGCTCTTGAATGCGACGAGGCGATGAGTAAATCCATAGTTGCGGAACCAGCTTCACCTTACCATGCTTACTCATCATGGCTGCTGTGTTTGTGTCTTCACCATAGAACTCATAGTTCACATCGTAGCCGCCCATTTTCTCCCATACAGACTTACGAATGACGTAGTTGCCACCTTGAAGTGTTGGACCAGCGATTCTGTGAAACAGGCGTGCGAACAGATAGAAAACATCCGAGCCAAACTGAAACGTTTTTGAAACGCCTTCATACATGAGTGGTCCAGAGCACGCGACGATACCGGGCTGTTGAATGTTGTAGACTGCGACAGGAAGCCACCCTTTGCGCATTGTGTTATCCGCATCGATGTTTGCTACGAACTCATACTTGGCATGTTCTGTGCCCTTTTGTCGCGCATGAACAATACCCTTGATCGGCTGCTCTACTACTTTCACACCTTTGGCACGAGCAATCTCAGCAGTCCGATCTGTACTATTGTTGTCTACAACAATGATCTCCCACGGAATACCAAAACACCTACTAGCTTCTTTTTGAATGGATGTGATACAACGTTCGATGTTCTTCTCTTCATTGTAACAGGGTATTACAAACGAAACCCCATACTCCTCTTTCATGTGTGACTCCTTTGCTCCGACCTATTTATGAGAAGAAAGAATCAAGTGTGTTTGTCTTCTCGAACTTCCAGCCAATAATGTTAAGAATGACCTTCAGCGGATCGAGAAAACTTTTCTCGAATTGTAGGTCGAAGTCGATGTAGTCATCGAGCCCAAATTCTTTTGGTAGAATGTGAGGAAACGAGATGATATTACTTCGTGCCACATTTGGCTCTTTCATGTAAATGAACTTGATCTTTTCACCCTCATGAATGGCAGGAAAGTCTTTCTCGATTCCATGCTTTTTCAAAAGGTGGTTGTAAACTATGCTGCCCCTCACATGAATAGGTGTATGCTTGATAAACATCGTATTTGTGCCGGTGTATTTCTCGATGCCATTTACGCCACGAGGAAATGCTATTTCTGGAATGGGCAAAGTTTTGAACTCCTCGCGAAAGTCGGCAATGAACTTGATCATGTCGCTTTCCGTTCCATTCATCAGAACATCCAATGCCTCATTGAGTTTTTCTCGACATGCCGAGGGAGTCGAACTCTTGATCATTTCCAGACCGGTTACTTTTATTTGTGGTTTGGAATACTCGATACCCTCGTTGTTGTAGATGTTCAATACGTAACGCTTTTTGGCAGTCCAAACACCACGATCTGCCAGTGCTTCACGCTTCATTCGCATCTTCTGCGCTAGGGCGTTAGTGTAATCAGCAAGTTCCTCAAAAGACTTATCAATGAACGGTTGAAGTTTATTCTCACACGCCGCATCCATGAAGGAAATGACTTTTCTTGGGTCAGCAGTTTCAAGGTCTTCTCCAAAAGACTGACGTACCAGTTCAGCAAGGTTAAGGTAAACTGAATCCGTATCCATGGCAATGACATAATCCTTCTCCTCTGTTTTAAGGATTTTGTTCAGGTATCCATTCAGCTTCTTCTCGATCCACTGAATGGTAAGCTGCCCCGCCGTGGTGATTGCTGCCGCTTGCCTAACATCGAAGAAACGAAAATACTGCGAACCCAACGAACCATACGCTGAGTTGAGGCAGACTTTCTTTGCCATCTGTAGATTGTTATAGCGAGCAATTTTGTTTTCCAACTCCATCCGCTTCGATGAATCGGTTTCCCTCTGGAGTTCTCTCTTTGCTTCGTTCATTTTGTTTTTGTAGATCACTCGATCCTTATACATGTTCTCCATGATACGAGTAAGAAAGCCTTGTCTTTCAACAGTGAAGAACTGACCGTTGGGCGTGAGTGTAATGCCCATATTCTTGAGCGATGATGTGTCGATCTTCTGTTCGAGCATCTTATGAACGGTAATGCGGTTGTTGCTAATGAAGTCACGCATTTCAACCGTATACTCATCTGGATCGATGAATGTATCCGGGCTGATGTTGTATTGCATGATCAAGTGAGGATACAGAGAGTTGAGGTCGAACGATGCCACCCAATGATACAAATCTGGAACAGGCTCCTTGACGAACGCACCGACGTAGGCTTCATTCTTTGTCTTCTCCTCGATTGGAGGCAACACCATGTTCTCTTTGCGTAACTCATTGAAGATGATGTTATCCCACATGCGAACCTGTTTGAACACATCTTCATAGTTGGAATGACTATCATAAGCAATAGTCAACGCAAGATCGATCAGCTTCAGCTTGTCGTCAAGTTTGCCAACGAGTTCAACGTCTCGAATGTTATACTCGATGAACTTCTGGTAGTCCAACTTGTAAAGGCGATGTAGGTTGCCGTACTCTTCATAGCTCAGTTTCTTCTCACCGATCTCAACAGAGCAAATATGGTTGAGCGTATAACTTTCCTGAGTTGGAGCAGCACGCAAGTTGCTTCGATACAGTTCCAAATAATCAAGTGTACTGATACCCAGCAACACATGAAATGGATGCTCTTTTCCCATGACCTTATCAGATCGATCACTTATGATGTTCCAAGGCGAGAGTCTGCGAGCGAACTTCTCACCCATCAACTTAGTGATGCGATTGACGAGGTAGGGAATATCAAAGAACTTGACGTTCCAACCGGTTATGATGTCGGGATAGTTGCCAGTCCACTCATCGATGAAACGCTTGATCAGGTCAACCTCATTGTGGCACATCACATACCTAACGTCGTCACGCCAGTTATCATACTTGCCACAACCAAACACAACATACTCGTTGCGCGTCTTCATAGTGATTGCTGTAATGGGTTCAGATGCGGTTTCGGGCTCAGGAAAACCAGTTTCCGAGCCAACCTCGATGTCGATGTTCGTGACGTTGATGTAGTCGCGATTCCACTCGACTTCATCAGGAAAGCTTTCCGCGATGAAGGCATAATCATACTTCTGATTGCCATACACACGAAAGCCCGAGACTCCCCTGTACTGATTACAGAAGTCTCGGCACTCCTTGATGCTGCCGGGTTGAATCCCTTTTACATACTCACCATGAACGGTTTTGTGCTTCGATGCTTCCGGCGACCGAATGAACAACTTCGGTTGATAGTCGATCTTGTTACGGATACGCCTACCAGCATCAACGCCGCGATACAGGATTTTTCCCCCCCACACCGCGACGTTTGTATAGAATGAAACACTCATTCGTTATCCTTGAGTAAACTTAGACAAATCCAAATCTAATGACGATCCTGTTGGTAACACTATGCCACCAAACATTCTATTGTACTCGTTTATGAAATCCTTGATCGGACTCATTATAGCAATAACCGTGGCTTTGTTCAAGACAAATTCTTTGTCGTTAGAGAAACTTGCCCACGGTGCGAAGCCAATGTTAGGATTGTGCGGGTCTGCCTTGTTGGGCACAACCATGACCAAAACAGGATTCTTGATTTTGATTCCTGTTTCGTCTTCGTTTACTAACTCTGCCACGACCTCTTGACCATTTACAAGCCGCAGCACCTTTATATTCAATGCCATTAAATTTCCTCCATAAGAAAGGGATAAACTGCCACGGTCAACCATTTGGTCGGCGTGAGTGTAACTCTTTGACCAGTTTCATTCTGGTACGTGTATGCGTTTTCGTGATCGATAACTTTCACGATTCTTTCCCAGCAGCCATCAAAATCGCGCTGAACGAGTTGTGTTTCGAGAACGTCACTTGGATTCATCTGTCTCTCCATTGATTTTTCTTATAACTTCGACGGTCGATTCTTTGACTGCTACGCTGCCACCACTCACTAGAACAATAGTCAGCCCCGGAAACTCCTGCTCATAGAACATGGCAACAATGTATTCCGGATTGATGTGTATCATATCATTTGTATCTTGATTTGTCAACTCAATTAGTCTCATCATTATTTTCCTTTTCGACCTTTGGATAGTAGGAAACTATTCCTGTTTCAGGGTGGTACTTTGCGCCTCGCTTTTCCCAATAGGCAACAGGATCAGTGTACTGTTCAAACTCATTCGTTGGATCACCCAATAAGTCGTAAATGTTTTTGGCAATCTCTTCTGTAGGCATTAGATAACCGGTGTAGCAAAGTTTGTTGTAAAGGTATTCGGATGGAACTCGCTTATCGGTAACAATACCCCACCGCCTTTTCATTTTTTGGTCTGTGTATATTCTCACTTCCACAACTCTATCTTGTATTGGAGCAGCCAGAAAAGAATTGTGTGCGTAAGTAAGTGCTTCGAGGTTTTCCCACCACATATTCAAAATGCGAATGCTACCACTTTCATCATCGTACAACCAAAAATAGTTGCCCCACGAAACGGGACGCTTCCAACCAACACCTATCAAAGATTGACAGGCGCACCTTATCGGCAGCATCTTGGTTTCAATCATAAACATAGTGACCTCATACGTTCATTGGAATGTAGAGACAAACGATCCAGCCTTTGCCATCAGCAGAATCCTTCATATCGACAGAAATACAAGCATGAAATTCGGCGTCTTTTGATGGCTTCTTAGTGATGGCAACTATGTCCATATAGTTCTTTGGGAGCAATGCTTTCCTGCCATTCTTGATCGTGATTATCCAACCGTCTTCGACCTTCTCCCAACTGGTTACAGGAGCACAGTCATTTAGCCTACAGCAATAAAAGTCATACCAGTGATCGGGGTTGTTTGGGTCGTGCTGTTGTGCGAATGCTGGCGTTGCTGCCAGCATCATTGCCAGTAGTATTCTTTTCATTTCTACTCCGTTATGTAAATGTGATGAAGACGAACATACATATAGGGGTTCAAGCTTTCTGCTATGAAATCCTTGGCTTCTTTCTCGGTGTAGAAAATTGCTTGTATCCACTCACCCATCCAGAACCCCGGAGCATAGACAATGTATATAGGTGTTGCTTTTCTATAGTGATGAGTCGGCATAGTACCTCCTTGGCAACACAACTGCTGCCGGATTACTCTGTTGTGGTAGATGCTGAAGGTTGAAAACTTTGACACGCGGATTAGGAGGATAATGCGGAGAAGAAGCATTACATAACCACATCTCATCACGAAAACGATCTGAACAAGTCTTTAGCCACTCGTCTTTGGTTTTTTCTTTCAACTGATACCACCAGTGTTTTGTATCCGGATTTTCTAGCTTTTTTAGATGGTCCGTGTTTGCCCACCAGAATCCACCACTGAAATGTGGCGCTGGATTTTCGTAAAAGTTGATTCCTGCCACATCGTGCGTTTCCAGCGCATTCACACATTTCCTCCAGTTTTCGACCACTCCCCAAGTAAGATAGTGCCGCCAATAGTAATACATCTTGAACTTCTCGACCACACCCTTTCGCAATAGATTGTCGGTTGACGTGATTCCCTTCATATGAAGGTAAAGATAACGAGCGTTTTCAAAGCGCGCATCATTCCACATCTTCTGATAGGTATGGTTTTCTGTGATTGTCTTGTCCGTATTTATACTGGTCAACATCTCACGATCATTAGCATATGGATTCTTGACCATCTCCACACTTACATTGATCGGCGTCGGTGTATCCCATTTCGTTTCCAGAAATCCAAGGAACAGCTTCTCTCTGCCATCCTCCTGAGAAATACAAGTGATTCGTAGATCATCGAGACTGGCAAGGAGACCTGAATCCTCCATTGCCTTCATTGTTTCCAAAAACATGTATGACCATGTACCGAGATCGTCCGATAGATAGACGTGATAGTAAGCAATGAGTTTCATCAGTTCAATCGCTTTCTAGTCTCTTCGTCTATCTTCTCTTCCATTTCATTCATGTGTCGAACGATGTCATCGAATGGGCAATACTCGCGAAAGAGAACGAAAATCTCCTTCAGAATCGGATTGAGTTGGTCGTCGGCTGCTCCTGCCTGAAACTTTTCCCAAAACTCTTCAATGAGATCGTCAATCGTCTCCATTGCGGCTTCTTGTTCTATCTCAGATTTCATTCCTTCACCTTCACTTCTGGAAAATATGTAATGAACACATCATATGGATTGTCTCTACGTGCTTTGATCTTGGCACGTATCTCATCGAAGAAGTTCCACGCAAGAGGTATGAATACGATAGGTGTCCTTATATCATCAATCATCATTGCTTCAACAATAGGAATGCTTGAACCCGGAGTGAACTTACCTTGCTTCATTGGATTGTCGTCAACGATGAAGTCGGGCTTGATTCCCGTGTAGTTGAGAACAGTCATACCCTTTGCTGCGGCACCATAACCTACAACGGTGTAGTCTCCCGGAAACTCCTTTTGAAAGTTGTTGACCTTTCTGAAAAGTTCCTTTGCGATTTTGTTTGCTTTCTCGGCATACTTGATATAGGTGCGTTCTGAGTATAGACCGGTCTTGCGTTCCATATCGATAAGGTTAGAAATGTTTGCCGGTCGCGAATGCCTTGGATGCTTGGCAATCGTGAAGATGTAACTGTTGCCATGTAGTGGGCACTTGGTTACGTCAACAAGGTACATGCCCAAACGTCGGCACAACTTGTTCATGGAGTTGATGTTGTAGAACGAGATGTGCTCATGATAGATCGTATCGAACTCACCATTCAAAATCATATCTGCCTGTGACGTTTGAACGAACAATAGCGTATCATCACCCATTGCCATCTTTGCTGCTGTAAGGAATGCTCTGGGGTCTTTATTGTGAGCGAACACGTTTTGAGCAACGATCATATCATACACACCGGGATTGCCAGCAACCCATGCCGATGTGAAATATTCAGCACTGATAGTGTGTCCCTTCTTAGAAGAGATGGGATATAGATTCTTGGCAGGATCGACTCCAAATGTTGCGATTGGATCGATATACTCATTGCGTCCATTGTTCTTATAGGCATCGAGTTGTGAGCCATCGTTACAACCAATATCCAACACGCTTGCCGCATTGCGTCGGTTGTGCATGAAGAACACTTCCTTGGTGTAGTCGGCAAACCACTTGAAATGTTCTTCCATCGTTTTTGATGTGCCACTCACATACAGATAGTTACGAAACAGCAAGTCGGGGTTGACCGCATGTGTGAGTTGAACATGGAAACAATCGGTACAGTGGTTGATAGCAAGAGGATATGACTCCTGCTGCTCATCCCGTGTATCCTTATAGGAGTTGGCAAGTGGCTGCTCACCCAGATCGAGCGTCAATGATAGGTGTTTTGAGCCACATGCCAAGCACTCATTTAGCGGAGTCAAATCCTTTGGGTTGGACACGTTTCATTTCCTTCTTACCAAACTTTTCGAATACCACCATACTATCGTAAAAGTGGATCGATGTCAAGTCTTTCGTTAGGGTTTCGATTGTTTCTCTATTTGTTGTTGATGGTTTTGCTTCCCACCAATCCACATGGATGAAATCAATCATTGACTTAGCAAACTCTATAAATGTCCCTTGTTTTTCTAAACCACCTCCGTTGTATGCCATGTAGGAAGTGTGAGTATCTTCGCAGATGTAGGTGCTGCCGATTGGCATTGTTGGAAACACTTTTGTAAAAGTGAGGATTTGCTGATCCATGAAATGACCACCATCGTCAATGAAGATATGAATCGGTGGGCGGTCTGCCAGAAACTCATCCCAAAACTTCGGGTCTCCCTGATCACCGATTACAACATCAATGTTTGGATCATGACCATAATCTAGTTTTGCGCACTCTGGGTCTACATCGATGCCGGTTATAGTTGTTTCCGGATGCGAGAAAAGACTTGCCCACATATGAAGTGAGCCACCCTTTTGTGTTCCTACTTCCACAATATTGTAGGGTTTGTAATAGAAATATCGCCCCAAGTGCTTTTCATAAACATCGAGGTATGGTTCCCACTTGTCGCATGACTTGGGAAGGTTCTCAAACGTTTGTTTTACAACTGCCATTTATTTTCTCCAATACCAACAGTCACTTTTACAATTGAGCCACTGCTTTTTGTAAAGCGCTGCCATCTCTTTTGCGGCAGTATCGACTCCCTTCTTTTCCACATCTCGAAAATGATGAGATGCGGCACTCCAAGCGCTCCAATCATGTCCAAAAATGTAGCCACCTTCCTTGATCTTTGGATAGTAGTTCTCGATGTCCTTTTTCACTTGCTCATATGTATGAATACCATCAATGAAAATGAAGTCGAACATTCCATCTTGAAATTCATCGATAGCTTCGTCCGAAGCCGTCTGATGTAGAACTACTCTATCACCAAATTCTTCCAATACATTTTGAAACGCTTCATAGGCTTTATCAGTATCATTCATTTGGTCGTAGTGAACATATGGATCGATGCCATGAATAGTAGAATTAGGAAGCATCTTTAGAAGAAAGTAGGTTGAATGACCGTGGCTCGTTCCTATCTCTAACCCAATCAAATTCTTTCTCATCTCTAGAATGAAGGGAAGATCGTAAGCAGGTATCCAATGTGGAGATGCCCCCGCATTTAGAAATGCTGGTCTCTCTGCTATGTACTCTTTAACTTTTTGTTTGTATTCGTCATAGGTCATAGATTGATCCATTCAGGATTAGAAAGCGACCAATCCACGACTTCAGTGATGCGTTGCTTCAATGTGAACTTGGGCTCCCATCCAAGTGAACGCATATACTCACCTGATAAGGCATAACGTAAATCATGCCCCGGACGAGACGAATGAAAATCTACCATCTCATACTTGAGTTTCTTACCTTCCGCGTCTGCTATGTATTGGGCAAGGGTCAAGTTATCGATCTCTTCCTTACCAACAACATTGAACTTAGGACACTTCGCTCCGCCCCAATCAGGCTTGTGAACTTCTGCCAGTTGCTCCTCATTCAGGTGAAGCAGAAAATACATAGCATCTGCCACATCCTGACCATGAATATAGAAGCGTGAGCCTGCTTGTGTCTTTGTTGCGTTAGAGTGAATGTAAATCGTTTCGCCATCTCGCACCTTACGAATACACATCGGTATGAACTTCTCTGGATGCTGGCGCTCACCAAACACGTTCATGGTATGAGTGACGAAGATCGGTAACTTGTAAGTATTCTCATACGCTACACAAAACTCCTCGGCAGCGGCTTTGGATGCTGAGTAAGGATTAGTAGAGTTGTAGCGATCCCTTTCATGATAGTTGACTCCGGGTGGAGCAACACCAAAAATCTCATCGGTACTGAAATAGATCATGCGCTCCAGATTAGGAAGGCTGCGAGCATAGTCAAGTACGTTGACTGTGCCCACTGTGTTGTCCATCACGAACTCCATTGGGTGCGAGATAGACCTATCCACATGTGACGATGCTGCCAAGTGGAGAATGATGTTGATGTCTCCAAGGAAGTTCTTACACAAGTCAGTGATTGGTGCTTTCAGATCATGCCAAACCACCTTGACACGCTTTCGTTCTTTCTTCGGAAAGGTTGAAACAACGCTGTCAAGGCGGTTTAGATGACCTGAGTAATCGAGTCGATCAAGCGACACGATTTCCCAATCGGTTCGACGTAGAAACATATCGACTATGTGGTGACCGATAAATCCAGCCCCACCAGTTAGCAGCAGTCTTTTTGTCATTAGCAATCCTCAAAAAATAGGTTCACGGTGTTCTCTGTTTCTTTCTTGTGCTCTCTGTAATATCTCATGTCGTTCTCGATGTCATCCTCGACACGCGCTTTGATCTCTTCCTCTGTCAGAGAATAGAAATCTCGATTTCTGTGCCATGAAACGCGCGACCATTTATTAGTTTCATCCCATGCTTCTTTGGTTATCTTCTCGCGATATTCTTCCTCCGAAAGGGTTGGATGTCTCCACTCATATTCATCCTTGTCTTCTGATCTAAGCACAATCGATTTTCTAGGTTCTGGCTCTTGATACCCTTCCATGAACATGCTGGCATTCATTCTTCTATCTAGCGAAGCACCATTCTCAACAAAATCGACAACGTTCACATAGGGAACGCACACTCGGCTATCATAGGAAAAGTACACGTCAACGTTTTCCTTGTCTTCGATTTTTTGAAGCGTATCGATCAGTTCTTGAACGTTCATAATAACCTCACACAGGATGATGAAATAATTCGCCTTTGGGTTCGAGTTCTGGCTTCTCTTCTTCAACTTGAAGAAAAACCTTTTTCTTCAAGCCAGAGTAGGCAACTTGTTGATCCATGTACTCGTAGTTGATACCAAAGTTTTTGAGCATGTACTGTGGAAACCATTCTTTCATTAGGTGATCCATTTCTCGAAAGCCCTCGGTCTTGTCATAAGAACTTTCGCGGCGCATATGCTTGATGTGAACGTCGTGAATAACATGTGCCGATTGCTGTAGGTAATAGCAAAGCACCTTATCCATTCCCCACTCGGCATTGCCGGGTTTGTAATCAGTAAAGAAGCGCAGCACTTTTCGGAAAATATCATTTCGGAAAAGCGGGACGCCCAACTCAATGAAGTTTGTTTCCGTAAATACGAACTCCGGATTGTTCTCTAGTATAGGGTAAACTGTCCAAGATGTCAAGCTTTGTTGTAGCAATCTCATATCATATTGGCGAGCTATTGCGAGCGTTCTTTCCACCGATTGAATGTCGGTTGCGTAATCGTCATCCCAATAGCCAATGTAATCGTAATCTTGCCAGTTCACGAGACGTGCCACCTCGGTAAGCATTCCCCATTTACGACCCTTGTAATGAATGACTCTATCAAACTGATGTGGTTCTGGTTCGTAGTCGTTGAAGATGATGGCACATGTTTCGAACGTGCGCCCCGGTTTTCTATAAGTCCAATGACTAAGTTCATCATACGCTTCATCAAAGTAAGGCGCGCAACCGGTTGGCGTAATGATAAGTGCCTTGTCCATTTCACTTCCTTTTCTTCACATATTTTTTGGTGTAACTGGTCATTCTATAGTATGTATACACGATCCAATCGATCAGTTCGAAACTCTTGTAAATGATCGCAACGATGATCCACCCAGAGAAAACTGCTGGCGCGACGAGAAAGTTCTTATAGGCAGGTTCTTTATATGAAAGCTTCACGTCATAATACCCACCAAAGATCATGATCCAGCCAATGGTGATCCAGATGCCGAGCACCAACGCGAGTACGACTATTGGTTCAAACATTGATCACGCCCTTGTAAACGTTCTTTCCAAACCAACGACGAAAGCGATCCATATCAAAGAACTTGGTTTTCTCAAACGAGAAGGGGAACATTGGATCGCCATACATCTCCATATACAAATGGTCATCTTCATCAACTTTACGAATCGCTTCGATGAACAGGTCATCGTCTTGATAGTCATGCCAGTTTAGAAATGCCTTGTGATTGAAGTCAATCTCGATTGTGGGCGAGCCCCAATAGATCGGAACCGTGTCTCCCATGAACGCTTCGGCTCTCCACCTTCAAGCACATAACCGGTGTTGTTGAACAGTGGACCGGCAGATGTGACTTGCTTGTACTCGCTCAGTTTATGAAAGAAATCGTTGCGCTTCTTGCTTCCACCATTCTTGACCACAAACGAACAGAAGTCTCGCTTCTGTCCGAAAAGATGTAAAGCATTGCGTCCAACAGTATCAGCATTTGCCACGCCCTTTCGCTTGTTATCCCAATCATAAATCACATACAGTGGTAGCCTGTAGTGATTAGACGTATCATAGTGATCAAAGGTGATAGCATAGTGGCACTTGTAATCCCACGGGCGTTGGTTCTCACCCGTGTAGAAAATCCTGACGCAGTTATGATAGTTCTCGTTGCTGTTACCAAAGTTACGATCACCGAAGATCAAGTAGTCGGGGTTCTGGTCATCTCGAACGATTTCATAGTCAACTGATAAAACCTCTGTGAAGAAATCCTTGACTGGTTCTATTGTATCAGTAAACCCCAGCTTTAAGATTTTGCTCATGAACTTTCACCTCTATCCATTTGTATGTGTTTTCAAGTCCCTTATGTAGAGGGAACCTTGGCTTCCAACCCAGCTTCGCGCCAATGAGGCGGTTGTCCGAGTTTCTACCACGCACACCTAAAGGACCATCAATATGTTTGATCTTCAAATGCGGCTTATGTCCAATGTCTTTTGCGACCTCGACCAACTGATTGATCGTGACCATCTCTTCTGAGCCAATGTTCACAGGACCATGGAACTCATCCTGACTCACAAACGATCTGACTGCTTCGATACAGTCAACAATATATAGGAACGAACGAGTCTGCTCTCCATCTCCCCAAACCTCGACTTCATCAGTCGCACGAATCACTTTTCTACAGATCGCCGCTGGCGCTTTTTCACGTCCGTCGTCCCACGAGCCAAAGGGTCCGTAGATGTTATGAAATCGTGCCACATATGCTTGTATGCCGTAGTTGCGCGCATAAGCGAAGTAAAGCCTCTCGCTAAACAACTTCTCCCAACCATACTCACTATCCGGTTGCGCAGGGTATGCGCTATCTTCCGCACAGTTTGGATTGTTCGGATCAAGCTGGTTGTATTCGGGATACATACAAGCAGACGACGAATAGAAGATTTTGGTTTTCTGAGCATCTTTTCTACGTACAAGTGCGTCTAACACATTGAGATTGATCGTGGCAGAGTTATGCATGATGTCCGCATCGTGCTCGCCAGTGAACACAAAACCAGCGCCGCCCATGTCGGCAGCGAACTGGTAGATTTCATCAAAGCCGATGTCGAATTTCCTATTGAAGACTTGATGCGGACTGCGGACACTCCCGGCATAACCAATAATTTCCCTAACTTCTCTGGGATCACGCAAATCACGAACGATAAACTGATCCGCTCTTGATGTGGAAAACTCTGGGCGTTTCAGATCGACTGCTCGAACCCAATATCCTTCATTCTTTAGCTTGTCCACCATGTGGTTGCCAATGAAGCCACCACCACCAAGCACCAACGCTGTCTTTGCCATTATTTATTCCTTATCGCTTCCACCAAAACCAACAAAGCCTATTTGAAACATTGATAGGCGTTCCAATCTTCGATCCTCTGCGAAGTTTTACCAAGGCTTCTTTTACATGAGTTGTGTGGTGATTGTTTCCACAAAAGATGCCGTTATGATCACAGTAATCATAGTATTTTTTCATGGCATTGTCAAGGTCTTTTAGATCGGCATTTATGTAAACAACATCAAACTTCTCTTGACGAATGAAGGTGTCATCAACCACAATGGTCACTGGCGCATTTTTTAGGTTTTCTAATGCCAAATCCTTCAGAGTACCTTCATCGATCTCTGAGTTTATTGGCAGATTGATCGTCACATACTTTCCTATTTTATGATTCTCTTTGTCGAGTTCTAGAAATCGGTAAGCACTTTCACCACTGCCGGTTCCCACTTCAAGGATGTTCACCTTTTTGGGTTTCAAACGCTTGATGTAAGGATACATGCTGTCGGCAATGGTATCTTTTGATGGGGGATACAGACCGGCAACTCGCTTCTCTTCAATAGAGAATGTTGTGGGGTCTTTCAGGGGATCAAGCGCTAACATTCACGTCTCCATATCTCTTTTCAATCTTCTCTTTCAATGAGGGAACACGATCCCACTGATGAACAATAGCATATGGTGTTCTTCCGGGAGTTTTGACAACACCCTCTTCATCGATCACTGGCTGAACATCCTCGTAGTTCATGCTATACTTATTCAACTCATCTTGATTGTCTTTACACATTTGTCCAAGGTCGCCACTGCCTGATGCCACAGCTTCAATCGTTGTGCCAAGGTTTGCTGCCCATGGATCACCATGTGATGTGAACCATGTCTCCTTTTGAATAACAGGAATGGTCAAAACGTAGTTGTAAACTGCTTGATCAACGATAGGAATAGGACGACCAAGGCTGAGTTGGAAAATCAACCCAACCACACTTTCCATCATTCGTTGTGTTCCGGCAAGAACACCAACGTTATTGATCATGTTATTTTTTAGAAGGTTATAGTAGTGGGGTCCGAATGACTGATACAGGTTTGTGTTACCCCATGGCTCATTCTTGTAACGCATACCCTCACCGGCAGCAACGAACTCGTACATGTCTAGAGGCTTTTCCAAATACTTGAACGGATTGGATTGAAACACGACATCCCGAGTGTCGGTCATCACAATCCTATCATAGTTCTTGTCTTGTAGAAACGTCCACATGTAGAAGAACCGCTCGACGTGCGGAACGCCGGGACCCTTTGTCTCAACGCCGCCATCCTCTGTTCTATTGCCAAACAAGTTTAGGACAACACCTTCTGACGTTAGTTTACTGACCGTCTCACCATCCATATCGGAGCCCACGATCACAACGTCATCATCATAACCGGTTAGCCGCAATGAGTTGACCCAATACTTTAGATGATTCCAGTTGTATCCTGTCGCGTTACCAATGACCAAGTTTTTCATTCTGTTACCTTTCTGTAGAAGTCATCCCACTTGACTGATTGTGCCAATTCATATCCATGCTCAGTGAGCAAGTCATGAATCTTCTTGCGTGCCTCGGTGAAGTTGTGCTCGACTGTGATCAAGTGAATGTTATATTTGCTTGACTGCTCGTTATCGAAGAATGCCTTGAGAATGTCGTACTCGCTGCCTTCTGTATCGATTGATAGGTAATCAATGTGCGCTGGTGCCTTGTGAAGTTCTAATAGATCAAACAGAGTGATTGTAGGAACCTCGATGATCTCAGCAGTAGATCGAACATCAGCAAACTCATCATCCATACCATACCCTTGAATGGTAGATATATCTGTTGCCTTGGGCGACAGTAATAAAACCTGCTTACCCGTATCAGTGTAAACCGCGTTATGATCGATCATACATTTTCGATTCTTGGCAAGATCATCAAAGTAGGATGGGTGGCAATCGGATACAATGCCATTCCAACCAAAGTCTTTTTCGAGCAAGTAGGTGTTGTTGATTGTGATACCATCAGTCGCACCAAAATCAACAAAGTAACCGTCGCGCTTGTTGTTCGTTTCTTCCAACACCCACAAGTCTTGACCCAACTGAGAGTAGGTATCGGTCTCAATAATCTTCACTTCCATGGATATTCCCCACCGTGCTTCTGTTTCATAATCGAGTTATATTTGGCAAAGATGTCTTTCTGCCCACCATAGGCTTTACCCATATCGGGTAGCTCATAGTTCAAAGTATGTAGTCCACTTGTGTCATAGGTACTGTGATCCTTTACGAGCATGAAGAATCTGCGATCACCGCCCCAGCCCCAATGCCATAGCTGTGATGTATGAATCAACCACTTGGTTTTGAATAGATAGGACGAGGTATCAACCAGATATTGAGGCTCGTCTTTCGGCATCCACTGAATACCCCAGCGCCCTATTGCTTCGCAGCAGTCATCAGCTAGATACTCACCGTTGATATACACCTTGCGCAACGAGTGAACCCAATCCAGCCTTTCATCTTTCTCGATTGTCTCGACCAACGATTCAACGTGATTCTCATCCCACCAGTTATCGGCATCGAGAAAGGCAATGTAGTCTGTGTTGATGAACTGAGGATAGCCAGCAAAGATGCGATGCCCATACATGCCATTTGCTCCAGTGTTGAATGGAGCAACGGTCACATAGGCATTTGACTTCTCATTGCTAAGAGACATGTTGGCAAGCGCTTTTTCCCAATACTCGGGACCATCGATAACGATCAAGTGCATTATGTTTTTGTAGGTCTGGTTCTCGACACTCTTGATTGCCCGCTTCAGATTCGTTTCACCAACAGTAGGCGTGATTACACACACCTGTTTTTCAACTGCCACTTTCATCACGTATGATACCCTTTGTTTTGTTTATCACCTACATACTTTTCATAGTATTTTTTACTTGAGTCTTGAGAACTGGAAGTGCATCCAATCGTAGTCGCGCTCTTTTCCGAGTGAGATGGCACCTTCGTCATAAACAAATTCCCAAAACTTGTTATAAGCAGGCTTGGCAAACGCTGCTTGATTGTGATTCATCTTCAAAGCATTTCTATCTGGATCGAGGTCAACGGCAATGCCCCATGAGTGTTGAGACCAGCTATTACCACCACGAACTTTACGTACATTCAAGCAGCCGCCAAAGTAGTGAAGACGCAACTCCTTGATCTTCTCGTAGCCATAATGATCGAATGTTCTTTGAAACAGACGCTCAAGTGATGGCTTTACAAACTTGTGGCAGGAAAACTTGGTCAACTCTTTGCTTGGTTCCCATGATAGAACCATAGGAAAAGGCAACTCACACATGTCTTGATTGGCACCTATCTTACCAAAGTAAGAAGCGGTGCGACTCTGTGTTGGAAATGATCGGAATGGTTTTATCTCGCCTACTTGGGCTTCTTTGGTAGGAGCAACAGGTGTAGCTTTGGTTACACCACGGTTGAACAGGTCTTCCATGAAACTGCGAAACATCATCGTCAGTTTCGCATTGAACAACTCACGACCATAGCCCATCAAGTGACCGTCGATACCATCAATCGCACCAACGTCAATATCAAGTGATCGATAGAGCATCTGCTCACCAGCAACTCTCAGGCGCGTCTTAGACCAGCCTTTGTGTTCCACACCGTATGCTGTGAGCAACTTGTCGATTGCCTCATACGTTTCCTTACCTACCTTGCCATCGATCTCGCCGCTGTAGACGTTATCTTTCTCAAGGAAGATTTGCATAGCGATGTAAACAAAGTGAAAGTAGGTAGTATCCATTTCCATTCCCTGTTGCTATACTTGTATATAGCATTCTTGAAAGAGGGGCAAGCATTGCTGCCCACCCCTCTCCAATGTTAGTATTTGAAGTTCCTGATAGGAATGTCCCTATCAAGGCTTTTATTGACACAAATCCACTGTTTCATACCAGTGTCATATGAAAGACGCCCGATCCTGAAACAGTCTGCCTTGAATTTGGCAAGCTCAACGTTTCTGTCAACAACTCTTGAAATAACATCGGCTCTGGCAGTTAGTGTTAGTGCTACCAAAAAGCCAAATGCGATTCCAAAGGCTATCGCAAGAATAGGTGCTTTCAATGTCTGTGTCATGCTGCCTCCTTTTTCTTTGCTGAGATGGTCTTCACATCAGCAGGCGACTTGATGTCGATCTTTCTTGGCTTTGCGTGTTCTGGAATGAAACGCTCCAACCAAATCTTTAGCATACCATTGATCAAGTCGGCATTCTTGACTTCGACGGTATCTGCTAGTGTGAAGGTACGAGTGAACGCTCGGTCTGCTACACCTTTGTAGAGGTAGTCAGCAACCTTGTCGTCACTGGTAACATTGCCCGTGACTGTCAATGTTCCATCTTCTAAAACGATTTCGATGTCCTGCTTTCCAAAGCCCGCAACTGCCATCTCAATCACATATGTATTCTCATCGGTCTTCACGATGTTGAAAGGCGGGTATGCTGGAATCTTAGGAAAGTTTTCCGAATACTCTGCTAGTCGCTTGAACATGTCGTCAAAGCCAATAGCACTGCGAGCAACAGAAGGTAGGTTATCGAAAATACTGAACGGGTTATAAGTCATATCTCTATACTCCTTTTAAGCAAGATAGATTGTTTCCTCTTCCTATTAGGCAAGAGGGTCGGATACGCAAAACATGTTTCCGACACTGCTATTTATACTACATTTACGCAGTCGTGTCAACTATTTTTCTTGGGCGACCGCGTTTTCTTTTGACTGGCTGATCTGGAGGATTGACGACCACTACTGTTTCCGTACCGGTCGAACCCATGCCCCCAACGCGGTTACTCTTCTGAACTGGTCGTTCTGTTGTTTCTTCTATTTTATAACTTTCAGATTTTACAAGTTCGGCTTGCGCTACACGAGTGCCGGGCTTTAGAAGAAAGTTAGCATTCGAAGCATTGTGTAGCAGAACGAATAACTCCTCGACGTAATCGGAGTCGATCACGCCTTCACCATTGATT